TGTTCGGCCCCAGTCCAAAGCCGGGGAGACAGGTGATCTCGCCGGGACGCGACTGCACTACGCGAAGACGATGGATCGGGTTGAAACCGTCATCTTTCTGGCCTCGGAAGTTCCACACCCAGCTCGCAACAGCGTCGTTGTGCTTAGTGCAACAGAGGCATACCAGATCGACACGGTAGAGCCGCCAGACGGCATCACCGTTACGACGATGGTGGTTCGTATGGACGAGTCTGACATTGTGGGTCTGGTTGCGCCCGGAGGCGTCTGATGGATCAGTGGGCGGTGTTCGCTGATGGCGTAGATGTCGATCTGCTGAATGGCGTTAACGACGACACGCGCCACCGAGCTGCGATGCAGGCCATCAACAAGATCGCCAGAGATGCCCGTTCGGAGGCAGCGCGAGAAATCCGTCAGCAGATCAACTTACCCCTAAGCTATGTCTCTCCGGCACAGGGCCGGTTGGCGGTGACGCAACAGGCCAACATGGGGTCACTTCAAGCGCGTATCACAGCCAGCGGAAAGGCTACGTCCTTGGCCAGATTCGTCGTCGGAAATCCTGCTGTTGGAAAGGCGGGAGTCTGGATCGAGGTCCAGCCGGGGAAAGCCCGGTTCATGAAACGCGGCTTCCTGATCAAGCTTCCCCAAGGCCGCCAGTTCGATGTCGATACCAAGTTCAACATGGGACTCGCTATTCGCCTTCGAAAGGGCGAGAAGCTGAGCAACAAGATCAGCGCACGCCGAGTTTCCTCCGGCCTCTACGTGCTCTACGGGCCGTCCGTGTATCAGGTATTTCGTGCGAACGATGGTTCAGGCGTTGCAACGGACATGGCACCCGACGTAGCCTTGAAGCTCCGCGATGAATTTCTCAGGTTGATTGACCTATGACAAAGACGATCCTGCTGAATCCGGTCCGGCTTGAAATCCAGAAGAGGCTATCTGCCCTCCTTGGAACCGTGACTGTCGCCAACGGCTATCAGAATGACATCGGTCCGAACGTGTTTCGGGGCCGGGGCGTATTCGGCGATGAAACGCCGCTGCCGTCCGTGTCGATCCTTGAGGTCCCGTTGCCACCTGAGCAGATGCAGCCTCCGACAGACTCCGGGCTGGCCAGCGGCAAGTGGGAATTGATGATTCAAGGATGGGTCAAAGACGACAAGGAAAACCCGACCGATCCAGCGCATGTGCTTCTGGCTGATGTCAAGAAATGCTTGGCGCTGGAATCCCGGAAGTCCGTCGAGTGGGCCGATCCTGCGAATGGAATCTTAGGACTTGGCCGGGTCATCATGGCCATGTATATCGGGACAGGGGTTGTCCGGCCCCCGGATGAAGTCTCGGCCCGAGCATACTTCTGGCTCACGATCACGCTGGACATCGCCGAGAATGTGGCGGAACCTTACGAGGCATGAGCCTCTTCAACTGAGGGAACGATGAAATGACAGAAAAGAACTACGTGCTCGGCCGGGGGAAGGTCTATTTCGCCCGCTTCAAGACCGGGACCTATGAGCCGGATGGGTTCAAATACTTCGGCAACACGCCCGCTTTCAGCCTGAATATTCAGGCCCAGATGCTCGACCACTACAGCTCGGAACAGGGCATCCGCGACAAGGACGAAAGCGTGCCGCTGGAAGTCAACCGGACCGCGACCCTGACCACCGACAACATCATCCCTGAGAACGTCGCCCTGTTCTTCTTCGGCAGTTCTTCGACCGTGACGCAGGCGGTGGTTGCCTCGGCGCCGGAAACGCTGACATCCATCAAGGCGGATGCGTCCTACAAGCTCGGCACGAGTCCGACAGACCCCATCGGCCTGTTCGGCATCAGCAAGGTCGGCTTCGCCGTGGCGACGACAATCGGCGCGACCCCGCTGGTCTCTGGTGTTGACTACACGATGGATTTCGACGCCGGTATCATCACCTTCCTGCAAGGCTCGACCATTGCGGTTAACGGTGTCAGCATCGACGTGACCTATGCCGTGCTGGGCTCCAAGCGGGATCGTGTCATCTCTGGCACGTCGCCGGTTGAAGGCGCGCTGATCTTCCGCACGCTGAACCCGCAGGGCAAGGACTGCACCTACGTGATGCCCTACGTGAAGGTGAACCCCAACGGCGACTATGCGCTGAAGGGCGACACGTGGCAGGAACTTCCCCTGACCATTGAAGTGCTGACGCCCCCGACCGGCGGTGCGGCGATCACTCGCGACGGGATGCCCGCCTACTCGTAAGGCGGAAGGAGATAGGCATGGGACTTCGCAATATCATCATTCGGCGTCTACCTGTTACGGTAGACGCCGAGCAAGAGTTCGAGGTACGCGGCTTGAATGCCGCAGACCTTATGGGGCTCGTCACCGATCACGGCCCAACCTTAGCCACCATGTTCGGCAAGGTCATGCAAGCTTCATCGAAGCAAGAGCGTCTGGACGACGATATGACCCGGACGATCCTGACCTCGCTGGCTGGGGAAGCACCGGAAGTTCTTGCTGCAATCATCGCGTTCGCTGCGGATGAATACAGCGCAGATGGGATTGATTCGGCGAGGAAGCTGACCTTCTTGGTGCAGATGGATGCGCTGATGAAGGTGTTCAAGCTGACCTTTACCACCGATGGTGCTCTGGAAAAGTTCTCTCCGCTCCTGACGCAAATGATCCTTCGGGCGGCGGAAGCGGTGAGAACTCAGCCGATGGAGATGCCTTTGGGCGATGGTATTGGAGCATCCGTCGTAAACTGAGCATGTGCTTGGCCAATGGCCATCCTGATGCGCTCGAATACCCGATAGGCTTTCTGCATGATGAAGCGAATCTGATCGTCGAACGCGAGAATGCCCGGATCGCCACGGAGGCATTTCTCATCCAGATGGCGGTGGCTGGAATCCTCTCGCAAGAAGCCCGTGAAGCGTTTACAAAGCGGCTGGAAGACCTCAATGTGGTCACGAAGCCCTCTGGCGACCTTTTTACGCGATAGGACAAAGCGATGGCGCGGCAAGATGTTGACCTGATTATCCGTGCCAAGGACGAAGCGGCGAGCGTGGTCAAAGAGATCACGAACGCCCTGAATGCTTTTCGGGATGCGCAGAAGGGAGTTACGCAGGACTCTTCGAAAACTCAGACCGCGCTGGGGCAACTTGGTGCGGCTTTGGGGACGCTCGCAAAGAACGTGAAGGGCCTCGACATCGGCAGCACGCTCGGCGGTCAGATGGAGAAAGCCCAGACGGCTGCAACCAAGCTGGAAGCCAAGGTGGCCGATCTCTCGGCCGAGTTTTCAACGCTCACGAAGAAGACGAGCGATGCGACGACACAAGCAGATCGGCTTCAGCAGAAACTCACTGGTGCGACTACCGCTTATGCAAAGCAGAAGACGGCCATTTCTGAGACCAAGAAGGAAGTGGCTGCGCTCAGTGATGCCTACAATCAGTCCTCGGCTGCGCAGGACCGCATGGCCTCCAGAGCCGCAAAGCTGGCGCAGCAGATCGTTGAACAGCAGGCGAAGGTCCAGCAGTCGCAGACACGTTCCGGCTTGCTCAATGATCAGCTTGCCGGAACGGCAAAGCCGAGTGCCACGCTCGTAGGAAATGCCAACTCAGCGGCCGCTGATGTAGCTACGCAGACGACCAAGTTGGCGGAGCTTCAGGCGGCCTATGCCAAGGCAGACAGCGCGGCTCGGGCTGCCGGGTCTGCGTCTGCAATATTTGGCGGCCAGACTGAAGCCGCAACGGCAAAACTGGTCGCCGAGACGACTGTGCTGGACAAAATTGGTGTCAACGTCGAACAGCTCGGCGTGAAAACGAAAGTGGCGAAGCAGGCCCAAACCGACCTCACCGCTGTCACGGCCAAGGTTGGAACTACGCTGGCCGGGCAGACAGCTCAGCTCGACAGGGCACGGACAGAACTGGTCACGCTGGCAGAGGCCACAGATACCGCACGCGCGGCGCTGGGGGAGTTGTCCAAGGCGTCTCTCGGCACGCTGTCGCAGCAAATCACTGATCAGCGCCGGACGATGTTGGAAGCCAAGCGTGACTATGTGACTTTCACGACGGCCGCGACGGACATGGCAACTGCCATCGGTAAGGCAGGTGTTCCGACGCGCGAAATGTCTGCGGCACTTGACACGAATATCGCCAAGGCGCGTCAGGCCAAGCAGACCTACTCCGACGCGAAGGTTACGTTGGAATTGCTCGGTCGGACCTATCGGGCGACTGGCGAAGACCTCACGTCGATTCAGCAGTCGCAGCAGAAGTTCAACTCCTTGCTCGCCGGGCAAACGGAGTCCGTGAACAGTTCCAAGGCGGCTTTGCAGACCGAGATCAACTCGATCATGAAGCTGCATTCGGTCAGTGAAGAGGCTAGTTCATCGACCCGGAACTATGGCACCGCGCGACGAAATGCAAACTCGGCCGATGATGCCGGGACTGCCGGGACGAACTCCTTGGCGCAAGCCTACAAGAACCTTTATGGCAACTCCCGGCAGGCGCTCTCGTACACTCAGCGCCTCCGGTCTGAAGTCTTGAGCCTTGTGACGGCGTACTTTGGCTTCTACTCGATCATCGACATTCTGAAGAG